GGCTTACACTGTTTTATAATACATCATGCCGACAAAATCCACGCGAGCGAACTCCACCGATACGTTCGGATGCTCGCACAAGGCGACGACAACATCATGCGGTACTTTAGCCAACGCGAACGCATCGATTGGACGAAATACATGAAACGTCTCGGCTTTGAAGCGAAACCGTACTACCGCGACGTCGCACACCGCGCCGAGTTTTGCTCCGCGCGGCTCACACCCGACAGCCTCGGATGGACGTTCGTCTCAAAAATGGGCAAAAGGCTTGCGAAATTCGGATGGTCGACGAAAGACCCGCGTGGCGACATTTTAGCAATCGCCCGTGGAAATGCATTATCGCTCGCCGCGACATGTGGCAACAATCCGTTCTTATTGGCGATTGCCGCGCACGTACTCGCGATCACGGACGGCGTCACACCAATCATGCCAGAACATAACGCATACGTCTTCGGAGAAGCAACCGACGGCGAACCTACCGACGAAACATGGTACTCCTATTACGACGTGTACGGATTACACTATACTGACCTCGAACACCTTAACGAAGATCTCGACCACGTATTGCACATACCCGGCGTGATCGAATCAACCGTCTTCGACCGCATTTGCGACCGCGACACTGATGGCGCAAAGATGATTTTCCACGAGCCTGACGCCATCGCCAACGTAGATCCACATCTCCTACAAACCAAAATCGCCGCTGCTAATATTGCGGCCGTAACCGACGATGTCACCGATTCCGAAATTGAGGGATTCGCGAAATTGCGCGTGGCCGAAGCAGCAGCATCCAATGACGACTTTTCTGACTCCGACGGCGATGACGACGATTCTTACTACCACCGCCACAACGACGATTACAACAGCGACTACGAATCGCACGACAGCAACGACGATAGCGACGACGAATCACACAACGTTTTTATTAAGTTCCTACAAACAACGAAATGCGTTTCCATTGCTGCGTATGCGACAACCGGCGATATCCTAGCGGCCGCCGGGTTAACACATGGCGGCAACATCGAGGCGATTGCCATCATTTGCATCAACGGACACATTTCCGATGGAACACATCACATAATCGAAGATGAGGACAACATTGAAATCCGCTTCAAAATTTCTGGCGGTTCCGAAACAAAGGCAATGATGGATGCGGCGAAATCGGGCGAGAAACCACACCCAAAGCACAAGATGACGAGAGAAATGGCCGCCAAGAA